AAGGTAGTGTAAAAGACCTCGCAATGAAAATAGACAGAGTCGTTGCGAAGATGAACAAGGACAGTAAACTCAAATCATTTGCAAAGAAGTTTGCTTCAATGGCAATGGATACAATGGACATAGAAAAGTCTCTAGAGAAAGTACTACCAAGTTCTGTATCTGGTGCAGTGATGATTGGATTACTAGAAGGTAAGACAAAGAGTGAAGATGCATCACAGTTCGTTGCCGCCGCTAGACAAGCAAAGAAAGATGGTAAAGATACTTTTATATTTGCGGATAAAGAGTATCCTGTTACTTGTAAAGAAGTAGAAGAAGCAGAAAAGAAACTTGACCCTGTTGACGATGCCGAGAACGACAAGAAGTTCAAAGACCGTAAGGACAAAGACATCGACAACGATGGTGATGTAGATGATAGTGACGAGTACTTACACAATCGTCGTGCCAAAGTTGATGACGCAATCGATGCGAAGAAGAAAGAGAAGAAAGAGAACATGAAACCTAAGAAGAAGAAACTCAAGGCATCTGCAGATGCAAACTTCGAACCAATGAGTGATGTCGCTAAGTCTCCTAAGACTGCAGAGATTGAAAAGATTGGTGAAGAGTTCATTGCAATGTTAGAAGCGGCACTCAAGTCAGACGGTAAAGACAAAGATGGTAAAAAATTATCTAAGGATGCACTCGAAGACGAAGAGTATCATGAGAAAGAACCTAAGAAGGGTAAAGACTTCATTGCAAAACATAAGAAGTCAGATAAATCTCTAGAGGATAAAGAGTCCGAGGCATCTGATACAGTTACTAATGATGACCCTATGGGTAAGACTAAGAAGAATGATATTGGAACCAAACCAAAATCTGGTAAACGTCCACAAGACGATAACTCTGGTGACACTAATATAGTCAAGTCAACAGAAGCACCTATAAAAGAAGGAAGTTATGAAAACCCACTTGCGGGTAAAGGTTATCCTGCGCAGGAAAATAACGAGGAACCTATTCCTAGTGTCGCCGTCATGGCACAGAAAGAGTTATCTGGTGACAATGTTAAGATGGACTTAGTTCAGATGGCAGTGAAACACATGAACGGTGAAAAAATAGACTTCACTAAAAAAGAGACGAAACAAAAAAATCCATATGACGGACGCATGAAACTTGCAAGAGAGTTCATGAAGAGAATGGATAAGAGACGTGGTATAGAAGCAAGTGTGAAAACCCCAAAGGTTGATACTGCGATTGCCCCACAAGAAACTCTAAATAAGAATGGAGAGAAATAAATGATTAGACTTATTGGTACAGAAACTGCATGTGGCGCCACATCTGGTGCTGCATCTACTTTTGGTGGTGCAAAGGCAGTCAGATTATTCAATGGGGGAACCGCAGTTCATCTGGTAACCCTTGAAAAAGCGGATGGTACTGACATAGGTACAATCTCACTCAATGCAAAGGCAGATGTTGTCTTGCGTAAATCACCTACTGACAAAATCTTTGCCGCAAATGTCGCGGTACTAGGTACACCAGTAGCGTTTCATTATTAAACAAGGAAAGAAAAATTATGAGTAAATTACAAGCACCCGCATGGTGTGAAAATGCAGTCCCTACCGCAAACGGATGGGAAGACCCTGATACAGGAGAACTATACTCAAGTGGTGGTTTCTCACAAGCACAAATAGATGAGTTTCACGGTGTAACTCCACCCCCTGTTGTTCACGTATTGACTGAAGCACCTGTAGGTAACAGGTCTCTAGATGAGATGACCAAGGTAGAGTTAGAAGCATTAGGTCGTCAACATGGTATTGAACTTGACCGAAGAAAAAGTAAAAAGGTTCTATTAGAGACTGTGAAGGACTTACTAGAAGACTAAGTAGAAGTATAAACTTTTACTTGGACACATAATGCAACTGACTAAAGACAATATTGTACTCTATGCCGCAAAGAATTATCATAATCCTAAGTGTATAGACAGTGAAGATTTCTTTGCAGACCTAAAGAGATTTAAGTATATAAAGAGACTTCTCATTCGATATAGAAATACGAGTGAGATATCTGAGAGACTGATACTAAATCATCTGATTGTTATATTCAATGTCTTTGGGTATGAAGCGGGTTTGAATATGTTAGAACTAAGAATAGAGAAGGAACACTGGGTAGTACTGAAACCATTTCTAATCTTTCTGAAGGCAATAAAGAACGATATGTATACCAACATTCCGATGGACAAGAGTGTTGTTATGAAACTAAGAGAGATATAAATGGGAATTCTAAAGAGTGCTGCAGACCTAGTCTACACAATCCGATTTCTAAAAATGTTAGTTACTCCCTTCGAGAAGTTGGGTGCGTTCAAGTATGGAATTATAGATAAGGATGGTAACAAACTTATACCGAAAGACTCTAATTGGTTTCTCGATGTAGAGAACCGTAGAAACTACTCATCACATTACACCTCATTCATTAGATTAGTAATCAACCTCAAGAAACTCATGGCGAAAGTGCCAGGCGGTAAATCTATTATCGCAAGGTATGGCGCTGCGTTACTTCTCATCAAAGAAAACGGTAATCTTTCTGATAAACAAGTCAACATGATACACGAAGAGACGGGTATCGATATTCTTGATTGTCTTGTAGAACAAACTCAATGGTATATGTTAGAAGGTAAACAACTTTCACAAGGTCTATATCGTTCTAAGTTCGATAGTGTAATCACTACGGGTGAAGAAGTTGTGAACAGGGGTGATAAGATACGTGTAGTCGAAAACAAGTCGCTACCTGTAGACAGTGTATTGGGTATTGATATCTATGAGGGTATTCACATAAACACTGGACAAAGATTTCTATTCTCTACAGGTGAGATAGAAAAGTGAGACTCATTATTCGAGAGAATAAGGAGAGGTCATCATACAGACTTGTAGTTCTTGCAGAGAGACCTCCTGAAAAGGATACCGAATCAACTAGTAATAAACTCGTTACGATGGCACAGAAAATGTCGTTGGAAACATACGATTGTCGTATCGAAGGTGCGTACATTACACGTGATGCCAAATCTGGTGTAGTCAAACTTCATAACGAAGGCGACAAATCTGGATTTGAACTCGATGATAATACTGTTGTTCTTGTCAGGGGTGACGTTGGTTGTAAGGACTCACACTTAGACTTGATATCTCAGATAGAGAGATATAAAATTCCTGTGAACAACTCACGTCAAACCATAGAAATATGTAACGATAAATTTAGATGTTACCTACAACTACAAGAGGTTGGTCTCAATCAACCCAAGTCTGTATTGATACCTAACGCAGAAAGAGAAAGTGTTCAGTTCGCAACGAAGGCACTAGACAATAAATTCCCTATGGTGTTGAAGACATTACAAGGAAGTAAAGGTGTCGGTGTTCTCTTGGTCGAATCCGTTAGGTCATTACAGGCGACAGTTCAGTTAGTTTATAAGATAGACCCCTATGCAGATATACTCATACAAGAATATATTGAGGTTGACTATGACGTTAGGTGTATCGTAGTTGATAAACAAATTATTGGCGCGATGAAACGACCTAAGATATTAGATGACTTCCGAAGTAATGTATCTCAAGGTTCTGAACCAGAACAAATCAAACTCACCAAACTCGAAGAGGAACACGTACTCCTCGCCGCAAAGGCGGTAAACGGTCAATGGGTTGGGGTTGATTTCATGCCCTCAAAAAACAGAGAGAAGGATGTACCCTATATGATAGAGGTCAATCATTCTGCAGGTACTACGGGTATAAATAAAGTTATCAAGGGTGATGTAAATAAGATTGTTCTTGAGAGTATGTTCGATAGAGACATATGGAGAAGAAGTGCAATTGAGTGTGGTGTGTTAGAGGCGATAGACGTTGAAGGACAACCACTCGTTGTAAAAATGGATACTGGAAATAGTGCATCGACTTGTGCGTTACACGCAGAAAATGTTGAGGTCAAAGACGGTATTGTAACTTGGACAACTGAAGGTGTCGAATATAAGAAACCTCAAGTGAGGGTTTTAGAATTATTGAAACCCAAAGAAGAACGACCTGTTGTTATGATGGAAATAGATTTCCTAAACACTAAGTATGAATGCGAAGTGTCGTTGGATAAAAGGAACTCCATTCCTTTTCTGGCGAATAGAGACTTTATGAAACGTGCAAATCTGATGATAAACCCGTCTCGTAAATTCATGCTAACAAATAAAAGAGAGACGAAATGAAAAACTTTAAACAATTCTTAGAAGATAAAACAAATGAGATGACAGGCACGAGTGCGGTTGCAGGGGCAGGAGATGACTCCGAGACAGTACCCGTGGATATGAAAAAGAAAAAGAAAGAACTTGATGTATTGAAACGAATGAGTTCTGTGACACGTGAATCAACTAGAGAGAGATGGAGTAAATAATGCTAAGTGGTATTTTAGGAACTGCGTTAGGTTTTGGAGGTTCTATTGTTCCCGCAATAACAGACCACTTCAAGACGAAGGCGAATAATAAATTTGAACTAAAGAAAATGGAAAAGATGGCGGAACTACGTGCCGCTGGATTTGACCATGAAATGAAAATGTTCGAGACGCAAGCAGCGGACAACGAACATAAGAGATTGATAGAACATGACATATCAATCAATCAGGGTGTAGGACTTATTGCAGGATTGCAGAAGTCAGTACGACCTGTCATAACGTATGCATTCTTTGGGTTGTTCTGCGCAATCGAAGTTACGTTATTGTTGGAGGCAGTCAATCAAGGTTCCTCTATCCAAGACTCACTGGGTATCCTATGGGATGATGATACAAAGGCAATCTTTGCCGCTATCATATCATTCTGGTTTGGTTCTCGTGCAATAGATAAAAGTCGCGGTAAATAAAATAAATTAAAAAAAAGTTTGACTTTGTTCCATTATTATGGTATAATGGTGGTTCTGAAGATGTGGAAAAGTATAAGTACTACTACCCCCAAAAAATAAATATGTGTCCTATGGAGATGAAATGACAGTGAAGATTGACCGCAAGAAAGATAAACTATTAGCGGATTATGCGGTAGGGATGTTGAAAGATTTCTACCTTAGAGGTAATGAGAAAAGTCCCCAAGACGGATTCAAAAGGGCATCAGAGGCATGGAGTAAATACCGAGACGAGATAGATGACGAACTCGCACAACGTCTTTATAATTATGTGTCACAGAAGTGGTTCATGTTTGCATCTCCAGTATTGTCTAATGCACCTAACGGAACTGGTAAGAGTAAGGGGATGCCTATCTCTTGTTTCCTTACCTATGTACCCGATACATTAGAAGGACTTATTGGTCACACTTCAGAACTTAGATGGTTATCTGTTTATGGTGGAGGTGTCGGTGGTCATTGGTCTGATGTAAGAACAGTATCTGACATTGCGCCTGGGCCAATGCCGTTTCTTCATACCGTAGACGCAGATATGATTGCATACCGACAGGGTAAAACTCGTAAGGGTTCCTATGCGGCATATATGGATATCTCTCATCCCGACATACTTGAGTTTTTGAATATGCGTATTCCTACTGGAGACGTACAACGTAAGGCATTGAACCTACATAACGCAATTAATATCTCTGATGAGTTTATGACTGCGGTAGTAGAAGGTACAGACTTTGACCTACGAGACCCCAAAGACAACTCAGTAAAAGAAACTATTGATGCTCGTAAACTCTGGGAAAGAATACTGGAGACAAGATTTAGAACAGGGGAACCTTATCTAAACTTTATTGATACTGCCAACGCAACTCTACCACAACCCCTCAAGGATTTAGGTCTCAAGATAAATGGTTCGAACCTTTGTAATGAGATACATCTACCTACGAGTGCCGATAGAACTGCGGTGTGTTGTTTGAGTTCTCTCAATCTAGAGTATTATGATGAGTGGAAAGATACACCTATCATTCGTGACCTCGTAAGAATGCTTGATAATGTATTGGAATACTTTATAGAGAAAGCACCCGATACTATTACTCGTGCGAAGTATAGTGCTCAACGTGAAAGGTCTATTGGTCTTGGTGCGATGGGTTTCCATTCCTTGTTACAAAAACACGGAGTTGCGTGGGAGAGTGAAGCGGCAAGAGATATCAATACGACTGTGTTTGAACATATCAATAGAGAAGCACACGCAGAAACAGAGTTACTCGCAGAAGAACGCGGTGAGTATCCTGATGGTATCGGTAGTGGTAAGAGAAACTCTCACTTACTTGCGATTGCTCCTAATGCGTCCTCTGGTATTATTCTCAGTACAAGTCCTTCTATAGAACCTCTAAAGGCAAACGCATATACGCATCGTACACGGGCAGGTTCTTTTCTCGTAAAGAATAAGTATCTTACACAACTCCTTGATGAGAAGGGTGAGAATAACGATTCAAACTGGACTTCTATTATTACAAACAAAGGTTCAGTACAACATCTACCTTTCTTTACGGAAGGAGAGAAGTCAGTATTCAAGACCGCACAAGAGTTAGACCAAATGTGGGTAGTAAAACATGCCGCAGAAAGACAAGAGTTTATATGTCAAGGTCAATCGGTCAATCTATTTTTCCCATCAGGGGCAGACAAGTCTTATGTAAATAAGGTTCATCTATCCGCGTGGAAGAAAGGTCTGAAAGGATTATACTATCTACGAACAGAAGCAAAACAACGTGCTGAGAATGTATCGGAGAAAGTAGAAAGAGTTGCCCTTGAGGGTGATAAAAGAAATGTAGTCTATGGTAAGAGAAACTGCCCATATTGTCAACTCGCAAAAGAGGAGATGAAGTTGCGCGGTATACCTTATGACTATGTTGATTTACAAGAGGTAGGTAAGACTGCCAGAGAAGTAACAGGTCGTGATGTCAAAACTGTACCACAGATATATATCCAAGGAGACTATATCGGTGGGTATGATGACTTTATGATTTGGTTAGAGAAACCCTTTGAGAGTGACGACGGAGAATGTCGTGCTTGTGAAGGTTAGATAAACAAACAAAGAAAGGTGACACATGTCCTTATTAGAATTTTCAAAAACTTATAAACCATTCAAGTATCCGTGGGCAGTAGAACTCACCAAGAAACATGAAGAAATCCATTGGGTAGAAGACGAGGCAGAACTCTCTGAAGACGTAATGGATTGGAAGACCAAACTAAACGACGCAGAGAAAGACTTCATCACACAGGTACTACGTCTATTCACACAGAGTGACGTACAGGTAGGTGAGAACTATCACGAGTTACTCATACCCAAGTTTAGAAATAATGAAGCACGTAATATGTTATCCTCATTCGCAAATCGTGAAGGAGTACATCAACGCGCATACGCATTATTGAATGATACACTAGGATTGCCTGATGAGGACTTTCATAAGTTCCTTGAGTATACCGAGATGTCAGATAAGATTGACTTTATGAAACAGGGTGACATAAACTCTCATACTGGGTTAGCACTCTCTCTTGCGCAATCTGTATTCAACGAAGGACTCTCTGTGTTTGCGTCATTCGTAATGCTACTGAACTTCCAACGCTATGGTAAGATGAAGGGAATGGGCACGATTGTAGAATGGTCTATCCGAGATGAGACACTTCACGTTCAGGGTAACGCAAAGTTATTCCGAGAGTTTTGTCAAGAACATCCTCGTATCGTAAACGATGAATTGAAGTCCAAGATATATCAAATGGCAAAGGATGTCGTGAAGTTAGAAGATAGGTTTATCAAACTTGCGTTCAACGGATTAGAGATGGAAGGTCTTACAGAGACTGATGTAAAACAATACATAAGACATATTGCTGATAGACGTTTACTACAACTTGGTATGAAACCAAACTTCAAAGTAAAAGACAATCCGTTACCTTGGTTAGATTGGGTACTGAATGGTGCGTCGCATGACAACTTCTTTGAGAAACGAGTTACCGAATATTCCGTAAATGGTATGGAAGGTGACTGGGGTTGGGATGTCGAGGACGCGGCATAATGAACGACGAGGACGAAACCTTTCATATGGATTGTTTCGTCTGTGAAACTAAGTCTGAAGTTAGAGTATTGAACTCTGACGAACAACCTTTTTTCTGCCCCATGTGTGGGACAGAGATGGAATAAATAAATACTATATATCTGTATGTGGATATATGAAGATAAAGAGT